CCTGAAGGCGATCTTCCGTTCGGAGGTTTTCCAGGTGCCAGACTTCAGATGTGATGCCGAGGCTCATGCAGCCAGGTCTTACCCGAATGAGTGCTGCGGCCTTGTCGTCAACGGTGAGTATTGGCCTTGCCGTAACACAGCAGAACTTCCGACCAGCACGTTTGTGCTTGAGCCGCGTGATTATGCCGTCGCTGCAATTATGGGCAAGGTTGAAGCTGTGGTTCATTCGCACCCAGAAGGTGGGCCAGCAAGCGAATCAGATCAAGCTGTGTGCAGCCAAGGTTCCGTGCCTTGGCATATTTGGCGTATGCCTCAACGCGAATGGTTAACTATCAATCCTTGATTGGCCGCCAGTGGGAGTACGGCAAAGCTGACTGCTTCACACTGGTGCGCGATTGGTTCAAACTGCAAGGTGTTGAGCTGCCGGACTACGAGCGGCCAGAAAGCACGCAAAGCTGTAAAAGCATCTTTCTTGAAGAGGCAGAACGCATCGGATTCAAGCCGGTGACGTTACAGACGCGTCAACCTGGCGACGTGCTGATCATGCGGATGGGTACACGAACACCAATGCACGCAGCGGTGCTGTTGCCAGACGAAAGGATCTTGCATCAACAACGTGATTCGCTAAGTGCGGTCATTCCCCTTAGCAGATACTATTTGACAAGGGTTGCGGCGGTTTTTCGGTATGCAGCAAGTCGTCCGACTGCTGGGTGATTTAGGCGAGCGTTATGGCGCTGAACACGCCTTCTATAACCTTCGCACGCCTGCTGATGCGATCAAGCTGCTGTCAATCAACTATCCAGAGTTCAAAGCTGAGCTGATTACGGCCCACGAAAAGGGGATTGGCTACCGCGTGCTTCAGGCTGGCGTCGATTTAAATTTTGATGAGTTGCAACTGCCAATCGGTCAAAACGATTTGATCATTACGCCTGTTCTTGTTGGTCAGGACGGAGTGGGGAAAATTTTTGCAGGTATTGGTTTGATCGCGGTGTCGTTTTTACTGCCTGGTGCTGGTTTATTTGGAGCATCTGCGTTTGGTGCTTTTGGCGGACCAATAGCAGCGGCCGGAACGTTAACGACAGTTGGAACCGCGATTAGTGCGATTGGCGCAAGCATGATCCTTGGCGGCGTGACGGAGATGCTGTCGCCACAGCCAGACATAGGAGTTGGCGGTTTTGGCACCAGAAGGGACTTACAAGCAACGCGACCTGAGTCAGTTAATCGTGGTGCTGATGGTCAGCAATCGTACGCCTATCTCGGAGCGCAAAATACGGTCGGCGTTGGCGCAACTATTCCGGTGGCCTATGGCAAGGTGCTGATTGGTTCGCACGTCATTTCAGCAGACGTTGATGTTGCTGATGAATCTGACCCGCTCAAAACAGCAACAAGAACACCAGGAGCAGATACAGTCACAGTTCAAGGCAATAAACTTGAGTTCGGCATACTTAGAGATGACATGTCAACTTGGAATAGCGTGCATTTCTTGAGAGATCGATCAAACCCTGCTCTTGATAGATTTACCGACCCAAAAAAAGACGACGAGCTAACTGCTGCCAACACTTTTCATCTTGAGTTTGGGAATGGCTTAGCATTTGATCCTAATCACTATTTTGTGTTTCTTGAAGTGAACAAGTTGTTTGAACTTGTAGGCGAAACAAAAACCGATGGATTTATTAGCTATCAGATTGAGTCAAGACGCCTAGACACTGACAATATTCATGCCAGAATAGGCGGCACAATACAAGGTCTTACAACAGAGCCTTATCGTTGGTTTCACAAGTTTGACCCAAACAAAGGCTCGAACATTGATTTCTACAACCTTGATATAAAAATCCTGGACGCATCAGTTGCTTCGACAGTGACATTTGTTATCCGTCACGGTTTCGCCCCTAGCTTTTCTTAGTCATGGCACTTAATTCAACCTCTACCATCCGACTAATTGACTTGTTATGCGAAGGTCCGATCGAGGGCTTTGATGACATTAATCAACAGATATTTTTAGACGAAACGCCTTTGTTTACTGGCAATGATGCTAACTTCCCGACAGAGGATGTCAATGTTGACTATCGCCTCGGTGGCCGCAGACAGACGCGATTGCTCCAAGCAGGCAATGCAACAACTACGATCACAGGCGTTGCGGTTGAAGTTGGGCAAAATTATTCAGAAACAGTCAACGCTAGCGATGAAGTAACTGCTAGAGATTACGGATCTGGAACTGTTATTCGACAAATTAATGATTCAGAAGTTGAATCGGTACAACTGCTATTTACAATCCCGCGTTTGTTTTCTTCTGCTGTTGAAGGTTTAGCAAAAGGGCAACCTTTTAATGGCAGGATTAGGATTCGTGTTTCAGTTCAACGCCAAGGATCTTCTTACGTCAAAAAATTTGACAAGACAATTACAGGCGTTGCTTTAACTGATTATCAGATCAAAACACCTGTTATTGAGTTGCCTCGTGATGCAAAAGGTGAAGGTTATCCTTGGAACATTAAAGTCGAAAAAGTAAACCTTAAAGAAAATCACTTTGAAGTTAAGTTTGCTGATTTTGAAGAAGTCCCGAAAAGCAAACCGCTTTCAAATGGCCGAGCTAATCAGTTGGTCTGGTCGTCAATTATTGAGCGGCAAGAAATTCGCAGCGCCTACCCATATACTGCTTGCGTTGGCCTTAATCTGAATACACGGCAGTTTGGCAACCTGCCAAATCGCGCTTACTTAATAAAAGGACGATTAGTACAAATTCCGCACAATGCTGCGGTGCGCAATGACGGCAGTCTTGACTTGACTCAAGGGGTCACATTTAACGGCAGCACTCGTTTGTCGTGGACGACCTGCCCGGTTTGCATATTTGCGGACATGGTGCTGAATGATCGCTACGGCTGCGGTGATTTTGTTGACACATCAAACATCAGCTACACCGATCTTTATCCATTAATTCAGTACGCCAATCAGTTGGTCACGAACCAAGACGGCTCATCAGAAGCGCGTTTTGCTTGCAACATTCTTATTGGTGATCGCGCAGCGGCTTACAACGTGCTGCAGGATCTGGCCTCAGTGTTCCGGGGCATGTCCTACTGGAGCAGCAACACTGTCCAGTTATCTGCTGACCACGGCAACCTTGACGGTTCTGTTGTTGACCCGGTTCATCTTTATACAAACAGCAATGTAATTGGTGGCGCTTTTAACTACACCGGTTCATCACTTAAAACCCGCAGCACCAGCATCAGGGTTAGGTATAACGACCCCGACAACTTTTATAAGCCGAACTTTGTTGTTGTTGAAGACTCGGCACTAATTACTAAATACGGCTATCAAACCCGCGAGGTTGTCGCTTTTGGTTGCACATCACGCAACCAGGCGTATCGCCTTGGTCGCTGGATGATGGCATCGGAAGAACTAGACGGCGAGACCGTCACGTTCTCAACTGGTTTGCAAGGCGCAATCGTTTTCCCTGGTCAGGTTTTTGCTGTTGCTGATGAGATGCGGCAAGGCGCACGCATCGCTGGTCGCTGCAGTGCAGCCACAACAACAACGTTGACCGCTGATATCACAGTGACGTTGCCCGGTGGTGCAAGTCACACGCTGACGGCAACGATGCCTGACGGCACTATTGAAACTAAAACGATCAGCGGCGTTGTAGGTGCTGTTATTACGGTTTCGTCTGCATTTAGTGCAGCACCACTGGCGCAGTCAGTGTGGTCGATCCAGTCTTCAACAGTTGTTCATCAAAAGTTCCGTTGCATCTCAGTGGCAGATGGAGGCGATGGCACATTTGCGATTGTTGGTGTTCAGCACAACGACAGCATTTACAACACGGCTGATAACGCTGATGCACTGGAGTATCAATCGGTCACGACGTTCGACAAAATCCCGACAGCGCCAAGCGGTTTAACGTTTGAGACAAAAGAAGTTCGCCGCAACAACAACGTTGTTAACGACGTATTTCTGGGCTTTAGGCGTGACAATGACGGGAACATAAGCGGCTACGAAATCCGCTACAAGGTCGGCAACGGTAATTACGAAACAGTCCGGCAAACGACAAATGAACTGAAAGTTGAAG